GCAAAAAATGGCAGGATTCAATGATTGAACTTCTTGACGGTATTGATGAAGCGTTTGCGCCACACAAGCCAACGCCAACAATCCCGCAGATGGAAGACCGGCACCAACAAGCCATACTCAGGGAAAAGCTGGCTGTATGGCTGACACGCGCGACTGTCTGGTTTAGCGTTGTCGCCATGTCCCTATTCATCGCATCTTTGATCTATCGCGCAACCGTGGGGGTGTATTGATATGAGTATGCGTGACCAGATTGCCGATATTATTAATGAGGAATTGATTTATGATGATGATGGGTCAGTGTCTTGCTTTATGGATTCCGCCGACGCTATCCTAACCGCCCTGCCTGACATGATTGCGCCGCTGGTTTGGATTGAAAAGCCAGATGGCTCTATGAAAAGCAAAGTAGACGGAAGAACTTACCACATTTATTATGCTTTAGGCGTTTACCATGCTTATATCGGACAGCGCAGCCATTCACGTGTTGAGTTTAAGAAGCTCACGCAAGCCCAAGCCGCAGCCAACACCCACCACCGCGCCGCTATCATGGCAGCATTTACAGGAGAGACACAATGAAGAACCTACTTACAACAATCGCAGTTTGCGCATTTATGATGCCACTTCCCGCGCAAGCACAAGCAAGCGAAATCTGCCCGACGATTGGAAGCCTTGCCGAAAGCATTATGACCGCGCGACAACGTGGCGTGCCAATCTCCCAAGCATATGGGCTGGCGAACGGCAACGCGCTTGCATTGGGAATGATTCAACAGGCTTGGGAAAAGACGCGTTGGCACAGTGACGGCGCGCAGCTTCGCGAGGTCCAAGACTTCAAAGAACAATGGGAGGTTGCCTGTTATCGTGCGCAAGGTGTTGGGGCATGAACACGCGCACAGACATCCTCAAAGAAGCCACCGCGCTTATCAATGGCGACCGAGAAAAAGACTACGGCACGCCGCAATCGTCTTTTACCTGCATTGCCCATATGTGGACGGCGTATCTAGGCCACCCCGTTAAGGCGTCTGACGTTTGCAACATGATGGCGCTGCTTAAGATTGCACGCATGCGCACAGGGCCGCACCGTGATAGCAGCGTGGACGGCGCTGGCTATATGGCATTGGGCGCAGAAATGAGTGAGGGCGAGTAAACCCTTAACAATCAACCCCATGCGTGCTACGCATAGCCAACGCAAGCTGATTGCCTTTCTTTTTGCAAATGCAACCGCATCAGCTTGCACACCTGAAAGGTAAATCCATGCCGACACCACCTATGTCAGACGTCATTGGAATTGAGGCGCTAGACGCACTTGCCCGAAATAACGACAATTATGCAGACGCCGCTAGGGAACTAGGAATCGTTTACACCACACTTTACAGCCGCGTTAAAAAAGCCAAGGAACGCGGGTTGCACCTATCATCTGGCGCGCAAAGTGCCATGCAGAGCGCCGGATTAAACGGCGCAGAGGCCAAGGGCGGGTGGATACACAACTATGACGCCGCAACAGGCAACAAGACAGGCACGACGCGCTGGTCCGCACCTGTTGATGAACCTGCGTCACATGAATCCGTAGCCGAAAAGATTGCGGCGACACTGAGCGGAATTATTGCAATCCCAGAAATCATTATGGGATCGAGGCCGCGTGAGGATGTGGTTAACTTGTTTGCAAATTCAGACTTTCATTTGGGCGCGGTAATGCCAGCAGGCAAGGGCCACCGCGCTTACAATAGGGAAATTGCAGTTGAGCGAGTCAAGGCTGGGTTTAGCGAACTGCACGGCAGTCTATCCCCCGCAGACACGGCAATCGTCCTAGACAATGGCGACAGGCTGCACGCCAACGACGACAGGGACGTGACTGTCAAAAGCGGACATCGGCTAAAGGTTGAGGGTAGCCACGGCAGCAACTTTCTTTTGGGTTTAGAAACTTCTATCTGGCAAATTGAAATGGCCTTGACAACTCACAACGAGGTTATCTACCAAGCAAATCCTGGCAACCACGACCCAAACATTCCCCAGCCCTTACTTGTCGCGCTACAAATGCGATACTTAAACAACCCACGCGTCAAGATTGAAACTGAAGAAAGCCACTTGAGCATATTCCAGCGAGGTCGCGTGTTTATATCATCACACCACGGTCATGGACAAAAGCCCCCCGCGCTGTCGGCAAGCATACAACACACGTTTCGCCAACAATACGGCGTGAGTGATTTTCACTATCTCTACACCGGCCACTTGCACTCAGAAAAGTCCGACACGTTTGGCGGGATGCAATGGACGCAGTTGCCTTCAATCGTATCGACGACGCAATATGAGGAAGAAATGGGGTTTACGGACACTAGCGGAATTTATGGGGCCTCTTTTGACACTGTGAACAGAGGGCGATTTAAGGAAATAAGCTTGAGATTATAACAACGAAAAAAGCCGCGCCGGAATTAACCAGCGCGGCTTCTTGGACCAACGAATCCGGCGGCATCATTGCCACAACAGATATGTAGGGCGTCACGTCAGACAGTCAACACCCATCGGGCCAGCAATTCACAACCGTTATGAGTTTCAAGCCAGTTGAGCGCATGGCGTCCAGATCATCACCGACAAGCGCCTCGGCATGATCGCGCGACACTGGCACCGCGGCGTCAAGTATCGCCGCGGCCTTTCCCTCGTTCGGCAAACTCTCGCAAGCCGTCAAGGACGTTATCAGGATCGTCAGGAATATCAGTCTGCGCATTTTGCACCTCCTTGGCTGTGTCGTTGTAGGCTTTGGCCAGTTCGTCATTAACGTCCTGCCGTTCCTGTTTGCGGCCCTTGTGGCGCTGTAGCTTGCCGTTGCCCCAGAACAGGGCGAAAAGCGACGCTAGGCCCACCAGAATGGCTGGAATGTTGGTTAAAAGATCAATCATTACGTCACCACCACATAGACAAGCACGGCCACAACGCCGACGACTAGTAATAAAGCGCCCCAATCAATCCTCATGTGAACCACGTGCGAAAGACCGCAATCAACGCGGGGCCACCGATTAGGGCCACTTGTACAACGGGTTCCTCAATTTCAGGCGGGATAATGTCCAGCCCGACAAGGATGCCCACGACAGCCATAAGCAGGGCCGTGTAATTAATTTTTGATTTTGCAGGTGTGTTCATTTCTTGGCTCCAAATGATTTGAGGAAGGCTATCAGCTTTAAGAATAATGCCCACCAGTCAAAGGTTGCGCGGTTTGCTGTTGCTTCCATTCCGTAGCCAGAAACTTTAAGTGCAGCGTCGTATGCCCGCGCAATGGTTGCAATCGCCGCCGCCTTGTCTGTGCCGTTGATAATACGCCGCGCGCCTTTGAAATCTGACTTTTGCAGCGTGATATAATCGCTTAGCTTCTTGCCAGTGAACCAACCCTCAATACTGCCCGTGACAAGGATTTTGGCCGACACGTCCGGCTTCATTACGGCTTCGGGATTGGTTGTCAGATCAAGGCCAAGCTGCTTGCCCGCAAAGATATAGTTGCGCTCCCATGTCAGTTGAACGTAGCCCCGGCCAAACCAAGGATAGTATCGCAGGTTCTTTCTGCGCCACGCCTCGGCATTTTTGACCCAATAGGCCTCCTTGACCGGCTTAACAGTGTGTGCGGTTTCCCACCACGCGGTTGCCATAACGTAGGCCGCTTGGTTGCGCAACAGGCCTGCCAGCTTGCACTCTTTAAGGATTAATTGAGTGTCGCCTAAATGTAGATCGGGGGTCATTAGTCTATCCTTTGCTGTCATTTGCCCTATTATAGCGAAAAACAACGCCGCACGCTAGGTGTATGCCAGACGCCACAAAGAACGGCATCAGCGCGCGCAAATCCAAAACCACGTCAGGCGATCCGGCAGACACCTCATGGAACGCAGCAAGGGGCGCACCGCATCCATAGGCAACGACAAAGACAGTATCTTCGCAAGTGTCGTATCCCTGCCAACCTTGCGTGAATAACTCAAACGCAACATATCCAAATAAGCAGGCGGCGAACACGTCAACGCGAAACGGCAACTCGCCCAGCGCAAAATATGCAATAAGGCACGCAAAAAACGCCATAAAAACGCCTAACAAAATGTGGCCCGCTTGGTTCGTTAGCCAGCCATACCAATCGTCAAGGAACGCGCTTGGTTCAATCAACTTCATGATGTGGCTTTGCTCTTGCATTTTCATATTCCATAAGTGCCGCCTGTTGAGCGCGGATGATGGGATGATAAATTCGTTTTAAGGCCCTGACAACATAGCCAAAGGTTAGAAGTGACCCCGCAAACAGGCCAATAAAAAACTGATAATCCACTATAACAGCGCTCCTATAGGTCCGCGCTAAATAGACGCGCCGCCGCTTACAACCCAAGCGACAAGCGCAACAATCAAAGCGCCCGCCACCAATTTAATCGGCATCCTAAGCGACGCGTAGACCTTCTCAAAGCCCTCATCGACTTTTGTACCAATGGCTTCCATTTTGGTGTCTAGGTTTTCAAGTCGCTTATTGATGTGCCGACGTTCGGCATCGTTAACGGCGTCCCTTTTTTCTAGTTCAATGACGCGCAAATCAATTGATCGGATTGTGTTCTGTCGTTCGGCCATTAGTAATGCCCTGGGTCTTGGCTGTTAAGGAAGCCGCCAAGCATGTCCGCAAGCTCACGTAATGCGGGGTCTGGATGTGATTTTAAACGCTTTAGCCTTGTTGTCGTCTGAAACTCTCGTGGTAATTCAGTAAACAGGA